CGACAGCCTCCCGGACGACCTCAAGAGTTCGCCGTCCCTGGCGCGCTACAAGGAGAGCGGCCCCGAAGGGGTGGCCCGCGCCTACCTCAACGCCGAGAAATTGATTGGCTCCGACAAGGTGCCGATCCCGAAAGACCCAGGCGATACAGAGGGATGGGAGAGGTATTATAAGGCCGGTGGGCGGCCGGACGAGCCGACGCAGTACGAGTTCAAGCGCCCCGAGAAACTCCCCGAGGGGGTGAACTACGACGAGAACATGGAACTGTGGTGGCGGCAGGCGGCGCACGAGGCCGGCTTGAACCAGCGCCAGTTCAACAACATCGTCGATAAGTATCGCGACCGTTTCACCTATCAGTACGATCTTGGCACCAAGGCCGCCAGCCAGGAAGCGCAACAGGGCAAGCTGGTCCTGCAACGCGATTGGGGCAATCAGTTCCAGGCCAGATACGACCTCGCCAGCGCGGCGTTCGCGGAAATCCCGGACGACGTGCGCAACCGCATGATCGCGGCCGGCGTCCACCGCATGCCGTCCTTCGTCAAGTATCTGTACGACAACAAGGCGCGCACGACCGGCGAAATGGACCCGTCCGGCGGTCACGGCGGCAGCGAAAGCCCGGACGCCATCCAGCAGAAAATCGCGTCGTTCCGCACCGATCACGCCAACGCGCTGATGAACCGCGACCACCCCGATCACGACATGCGCTCAAGCCAACTCAAGGAAATGTACGAGCGCATGTTTCCGAACGCGCAATAGCGGGACACACAATGGCTCGCATCAAACCGTGGGGAACGCGCGATATATTGACGACGCGCATCGAGTTGCTTAGGATTGCCGCCGACCTGCACGCAGAGGTCAAGGTCGATCCTAACTATCTTGTGCAGGTCGCCAAGCTGTTCGAGGCTTACGTGATGATGGGGACCGGGAAACCGCCCACCGACGAGCCTCCCGATTAAGTCGCGGACACTTCGCAAGAACCCGCGCGCCGCTTAAAGAGTTCGCGGATCGGCAATCCCGCCGGCACTCCGATTGGCTTTCAATTGGAACCGGAGGGACATCATGTCCGTTCAAATCACCACCGCCTTTGTCGAGCAATACAAAGGGAATGTTGCGCATCTTGCGCAACAGAAAGGATCACGACTTCGACGTGCTGTTAACGTCGAAACTGTGGTCGGCAAGAATGCGTTCTTTGAGCAACTTGGCCAAGTCGCCGCTCAGGTACGCACGTCACGCCATGCCGACACTCCGCGCATGGACACCCCGCACGCCCGCAGGCGCGTGAGCCTTGTTGACTACGACTGGGCCGACCTGATCGACCAGGAGGACAAGGTTCGCATGCTGATCGACCCCGCCTCGCAGTATGCGCAGGCGGCGGCCTGGGCAATGGGGCGGGCGATCGACGACGCGGTTATCGCGGCCGCGACCGGAACCGCCTATACCGGCGTCGATGGCTCGACATCGACGGCCTACGACAGCAACATGACCGTCGATGTGCAGATTCGCGATGTCGGCGTTTCGGCGACCGACCTCGGCTTGAACGTCGCCAAGCTGATCGAGGCCAAGAAACTGCTCGACGCCAACGATGTCGATCCCGAGGAAGAACGCTTCATCGTTCCGAACGCGGCGCAGATGGCTTCGCTTTTGTCATCGACAAAGGCAACATCATCCGACTACGCATCGGTGAAGGCGTTGGTCGAGGGCAAGATCGACAGCTACATGGGGTTCTCGTTCATCCGATCCGAGAGGATCGGCGTGGACGGCAATGCCGATCATAAGGTTCTGTTTTGGGCCAAGTCCGGCATGTTGCTGGCGCTCGGCAAGGAACCGATGGCGCGCATTTCCGAACGCGACGACAAGAACTACGCGACCCAAGTGTTCTATTCCATGACGATCGGCTCGACCCGCATGGAGGAAACCAAGGTCGGTTACATCGAGTGTGATCCGTCCACGGGTCCGGGTGCGTAATGGGTCAGGGATAGGAGGAAATCATGGCTATTGTTACCTCTACCGGCTCGCGCATCATGACGAGCCTCGACAGCGTGCCGTCTGTCCTTGCCGATCCCGGCGAGGGCGGCGGCATCGTCCGCAAATGGGTGGAAACGGTGGAAACCGGGGCCGCCGACAGCGGAACTTCGACCTACCTGATGGCGCGGTTGCCTTCCAACGCGCGCATCATGGGATCGTCGAAGATCGCGCACGACGCGCTCGGCGCCACCACCACCACCATGTCGATCGGTGTGTTCAACTTGTCGGGCAAGTCCGACATCACCGACGACGCCGACGCGATCAACACCGGCATCGTTTGCTCGACCGCAGGCACGAAGAATTTCGTGCTCGATCCGGCGAACTTCGGCTTGCCGCTGTGGGACCTTGTGAGCGGTGAAACGGTGGACCCGAAATGCCTGCTCGACATCAAGTTGACGCTTGACGCGACCAACTTGTCCTCGGGTGCCGGCACGGTGACGGTCGAAATCGACTACTGTCTCGACTAACAAAGGAGCGGGGGCCTTGCGGCCCCCGTCCCGCTCATGTCGCCCATGAAGCACGTCTATCTGGCGGTCCCGTCCAGTCGGGGCACGCCCTGCATCGAAATGCAACTGTCCTTGCAGCGGGCGTGCAATGAAATCAGCGCAATGGGCGGCGATGTCGAACTGCACTACACGGTCGGCGACGGCATTCTGCCGCGCGCCCGCAACCTGTTCCTGACCGACTTCTGGCGCAGGAAGAAATTCACCGACATGCTGTTTTGGGACGATGATGTCGCCTGCGAGGCCGGCGCGATCCCGCGCCTGTTGTCCCACGGCGTCGAGCTTGTCGCCGGCATCTATCCCAAGCGAGAACATCCGATCAAGTATCCGTGGCGCGCATTGGAGCCGCTCAACATCAGGCCGGACGGTCTGATCGAGGCGCTGGTGGTGCCGACCGGGCTGATGCGGATTTCGCGCGCCTGCGCCGAAAAGATGATCGAGTATTATCGCCCGACCCGCGAGTTCATCGACGACAACATGGACGAGCCGGCGGTGGCCTGCTTCGACTTCGAATTGGTCGATCGGCGCTATTGGGGCGAGGATTTCGTGTTCTGTAAACGCTGGCGCGAAATCGGCGGCCGGGTATGGGCCGACAGCACGCTGCGGCTGGCGCACTATGGACCGCAGGCATTCGTCGGCTGCGTCGCCGACACGCTAACCCTTGGGGCAATCGCCCAACTCAGGGCGGCTGGATAGGAGAGACAGATGACCGTGCATCATGGCTTCCCAATCATCACCACCGACCTCTATGGTCAACTCAATTCGACATCCACCGAAATCGACAATATGTGCGACAAGTCGGCCCGCGTGCAGGCCGGCGGGTCCTCGATCACGCTCACCGCCGAGGACGACGAGCGCATTACGCTCCTGGATACCGCCGCCGGCACCACCGTCACCTTGCCGGCCGCCAGCGGCTCGGGCGTGAAATTCCGGTTCGTTATTTCGACGGTGGCCACCACCAACAGCCACATCGTCAAGGTCGCCAACGGCTCCGACACCATGATCGGCATCATTTTATCGCTCGACGATACCGGTGCCAATGCGGTCGGCTTCGCGGCGGCCGCGACCTCCGACACCATCACGCTCAACCGCTCGACCACCGGCTCGGTCAGCAAGGGTGAGTACATCGAAGTCGAGGACATCGCCGCAAACGTGTGGTTCGTGAACGGCGTCATCAGCAACACCGGCACGCCGGCAACACCGTTCTCGGCCACCGTCTAATGGGTGCCTGCCATGCCGTTGACGGATGTGCAGATCGCGAACCTCGCGCTGGTCGAACTCGGCAAGCCTGAAATCGCGTCGTTCACGGAGAACACCGCAACGTCGCGCCGGGTGCAGGCGGTCTATGAGCCGACCGTGCTGGAAATCCTGCGCTTTCATCCGTGGCGTTGCTGCCGGCGCAAGCAGGTGCTTTCGGACGACACCGACGCCACGCCCGCGTTCGGGTTCTCCAACGCCTGCTCGTTGCCGGCGGATTTCGTCAAGGTCTATCAGGTCAACGATTTCCTGGATAAATACGAAATCGTCGGCAAGCACCTTCACATCGACGACGACGCGCCGGAACTGACCTACATCGCCCGGCGCACGTCGGACTATTTCGACATGGGCCTGACTTCGACCATCGTGGCCCGGCTGGTGTGGCGCTTGGCC